ACAGCGGCCGACGAAGCAGCCGTGGCCGCGGGCTGTTACTTCGACCAGGCTGCCGCCGACCGGGTGCGCTTTTTCTTCGAGAAGTTCCTGCGGCATTCCAAGGGGACGTTTGCCGGCAAGCCTTTCGAGCTGTTGAGCTGGCAATGGAAAGAGGTCGTGGGCCCCCTCTTTGGCTGGCGCCGTGCCGATGGCACGCGCCGCTACCGTCGCTTCGAGATCTGGGTACCCAAGAAAAACGGTAAAAGCACACTAGGCGCCGGGCTGATTCTCTATCTGCTTGTGGCCGATGGCGAGCCCGGAGCGGAGGTTTACGGCGCCGCCAGGGACCGGCAACAGGCTGGGATTATCTTCGCTGAGGCGCAGGCGATGGTTGAGCAATCGCCCAGCTTGCGCGGCCGGCTGGAGGTCCTGGAAACGACACACCGTATTGTCTACCGTGAGAAGCGGAGCTTTTATCGCGTGCTCTCGGCCGAGGCCGGCACGACGGGACACGGTATCAATGCCCAGGGCGTGCTGATTGATGAGCTCCATGTAGTCTCCCAGAAAATGCACGATACGCTTCGTTATGCCGGCGCCGCCCGCCGGCAGCCGCTCTTTGGCTCGATCAGCACGGCGGGCAACGATCGTGAATCGCTGGGCTATGCCCGTTACAAGTATGGCCGCGATCTGCTCGAGGGCCGCATTGCGGACCCGGAGCTGCTGGTTTATATCGCCGCTGCGGACAGCAACGAGCAGTGGCACGAGCCAGCGCAGTGGCACCAGGCGAATCCCAGCCTGGGGCAGACGATCAGCCTGGAGAGCTTCCGGGCGGATTTCAACGCGGCCCGGCAATCGAGTCCGGCCGAGCAAGCCAATTTCCGCCAGCTGCGGCTGAACCTCTGGCAGGATTCAGTCCAAGCCTGGCTCGACATGGAGAAATGGGATGCCTGCCACGGACCTGATCCGGTTCCCGAGCTCAGCGGTCTGGAGTGCTACGTGGGACTCGACCTGGCGAGTACCACGGACACGAGCTCACTCGTCCTGGTCTTTCCGTGGACCGGAGCTGGTAGTGATGGAGAGCACTCTGTTTATGCCGTGCTGCCCTTCTTCTGGGTCCCAGAGCATGCCTGCCGGGCCCGCGAACGCAGCAACCGGACCCGCTTCGACACCTGGATTCGTCAGGGCCTGATGGAAACCACCCCCGGCGATGTGATAGATTACGCCCGGATTCGACGGAAACTGAACGAGCTGCGCGAGCGCTTCAACATCAGGGAGGTTGCAATCGACCGCTGGAATGCAACGCAGCTCGCCACGGAGCTCCAGGGCGACGGCTTCGAGGTCGTCGCTTTCGGCCAGGGCTACGCCAGCCTGACGGCGCCGACGAAGGAGCTGGAAGCGCTGGTATTGGGCGGCCGGCTGTGGCACTTTGGCCATCCGGTGTTGCGCTGGATGGCCGGCAATGTTTCGGTAGAGCAGGACGCGGCGGGCAACGTGAAGCCCTCGAAGAAAGTGAGCACGGAAAAGATTGATGGCATGGTGGCGCTTATCATGGCGCTGGGCCGGGCGCTGCTACAGCCCCGGTTGCAGCCCTCCATAAGCTGGCTTTGACAATGCCTGTTCTCTTCGATGTCGTCGCCCTGACCGGTCTTGTGCTCCTCACGGTCGGATTGTGGCTCGTGCACCCGGCTGCGGCGCTCATTGTCCTGGGCCTGGCCTTTCTCATCCTTGGCCTGTGGGGTAGTCGACTATGGGCCTACTCGCGCAAGCGACCTCTGGGCTCCTGAGTGGCCTCTGGAAGCGGTCGCTGGAAAATCCCTCGACGCCGCTCTCGGCTCCAGACGATTGGTTGTTTGATGCGCTTGGCAGCTATCGCGCCTCCTCGGGCGTGCAGGTCAACCATCAGACCGCGCTGACGCACGGTCCGATCTGGCGCGGCGTGTCGCTGCTATCTGCGGATGTCGCCAAGTTGCCTTTATGTGTTTACCGGCGCCGCCCCGATGGCGGCAAGGATATGGCGACCACGGACGCTCGCTACCGGCTGCTGCGCTATAATCCCTGCCCGGAGCTGAAGGCCTTCGATTGGCTGCGCGCCCTGATGGCCCAGGCCATTCTCCAGGGCAATAGTTACAGCTACATTCAACGCAACGGCCGCGGCCAAGTTCTGGAGCTGTGGCCCCTGAATCCGATTCGCACCTATCCGATTCGTGAAAATGGCGTGCTCCAGTATGTCCATGAGTTTTCGGGCGCCCAGGAAGCCATCCCCAAAGGCGCTTTCCGCAAGATTCCGCGCGAGGATATGTTCCATATCCGTGGCCTGTCCTTTGACGGCCTGGCCGGCTTCTTCGTGGTCACGAAGGCTCGCGAGGGCTGGGGCCTGTCGATTGCGATTGATACCTATTGCTCGGTGTTCTTTCGCAACCACGCCAAACCCCATGTGGTTCTGGAATTCCCGAACCGCCTCGATCCGGTCACGAAAGACCGACTCCGCGATGAATGGGAGCGCATGCACGCGGGCCTCGAGAATGCGCATCGCACGGCCATTCTCGATCAGGGCCTGAAGGCTACGCCGCTGCAAATCAACGCGCGCGATGCGCAGCTCATTGAGGTGCGCAAGTTTCAGCTCAAGGACGTGGCCAACTGGCTCGGCCTGCCGCCCCACTTGCTCGGTGACGACAGCAAAAGTGGCTACAACTCCCTGGAACAGGAACAGCAAAACTATCTCGACCAGAGTCTCGATCCGTGGCTCACCCAGATCGAGGCCGAGGCGCACGATAAGCTCTTGACCGAGGCGGAAAAGGACGAAGATTTGATTGCGATTCAGTTCGACCGCAAGAAGCTCATTCGCGCCAATGCTCAAGCGCGGGCCCAGTATTACACCTCCGCGCTCCAGGGTGGCTGGCTCAATCGGGATGAGGTCCGCGACGAAGAGGGCCTGAACCCGATTCCCGATGGTAGCGGCCAGGAATTCCTGGTGGCGCTGAATATGGGCACAGCGGGCGGCGCGGACGGTGGCGGCGCGGGCAACGGCGCCGACAAAGAAGAGCCGCCGGCTCAGGATCAGGAAGAGGACAGCGATCGGACACGCTTGCTCCAGACGCAGCGGGCCCTGCTCTTTGACGCCGTGGCGCGCATGGTGCGTCGGCTCGGCAAGGATGCCGAGCGCGCCAACACGCCGGCCCGCTTCATGGCCTGGCTCGAGTCCTTCGACGCCGCGCACCGGGCCACCATCACGGGGGCCCTATCGCCTTTTGCCACCAGCGCCTCGGACTGGCTGCTCGAAGCCGTGCGCAGTGCCTATAGTCGGCTCGCGGAGCGCAGCACGGTCAGGGATCTGCCCGAAGGTCTGTCCCGCCTCGGTTGTGACCTGGCCGTGAGCCTGCCCCTTCAGGCAACCCTGCTCTATGGCACCGATGCGCGCCAGAAGGCTGGCAAGCCCGTGCGCACGACCGAGCAGGCGCTTGATATTCTGGCCCGGATTCCAGATCAGGATGAGGAGGGGCACGTGGCCATCACGCTCCCCTTGAACGAAAAGCCCGGCTACAGCGTGACGCCGGACGATCTGGCAGCCTCGGTCAAAAAGATCGTTAAACTGAAATATCTGAGTGCCACGCAAGCGCTGGTGGAACGCAAGAAACTGTCCCAATTCATCAAGAATCCAGAGCGTTACCAGGCCGCCGGCGCCGACACGCCCGGTCTGCCGCGTGACCGGCCCTATGTGGTCAAATACGGCGGCGCTCTGTTTATTCACGGCGGCCATCATCGCACGATGGGGAATCAGCTTCTCGGTGTTACGAAACAGAAGGTCTATCTGTACAAGGCGCAGTGACATGGAACGACGTTTTCTCGAAAGCAGGTCGGCACGCGTCCGCGTCGAGCGGCGTGAGGACAAGCGCGCCGTGGTTGTTGGCTATGCCGCTGTCTTCTGGGACCCGGCCGAGCCGGGCACACAGTATGAGCTCTACGACGATCTTGTCGAGCGGGTGATGCCGGGCTGCTTTGACCGAGCCATGATGGACGGCGACGATTGCCGCGCCCTGTTCAACCACGACCCCAATTTGATCCTCGGCCGCACCACGGCCGGCACCTGTAGGCTCTCCGTGGACCGCAAGGGGCTGCGCTATGAAATTGACATGCCGGACACAATGTGTGCCACTGACGTAGTAAAGCACATCGAGCGCGGCGATGTGACCGGCAGCTCCTTCAGCTTCCTGGTCGAAAGTTACAACTGGCAGGAAGAGGGTAACGTGGCGATCCGCGGGCTGACCGGCGTCAAGCTGTACGATGTGGGGCCCGTGACCTTCCCGGCCTATGAAGCGACCAGCGTCGGCTTGCGGGCCGTGGAAGGCGCCGCTGACATTCGTAAGGCCCTCGACGCCTGGCGGGCGCACCGGGACGAAGTTATCGCCGTTTACAGCGCCCGCGCCCGCGAGATCGAAACTGAGCTTGCAAAGGAAAGTACCGCGCATTAGCCTGGTGCTTAAGTCAATCCGCAAACCGCTCCCCGCGGTGGCCCGCTCAGTCAGGCTCACCAGAGGACGGCGGTAAGCACGTCAAACCGTTCGCTCAGTCGGCGGCCTGCGTGCTGGACGAAGGCATTAACCTTCGCCGGCGTACAGGCCGCCGATTTTCTTTTCGGTCCCCTTGCTGCCGGCGCTAATGAGGCAGCAATGGCCGCAACCGCAAGCGCTAAGTCCCTCCGCGAAAACGAGCTGGTGCCGCTGGCGAAGGAAATTCGCCGGCTGGCTGAGCTGGCGAATACCGAGAAGCGCGACTTCTCCGCGGAGGAAAAAGGGAATTGGGAAAAGATCAATAAGGATTATCAATCCATCCTGGCGCGCGCCCGCGCTCTGGAGACGGCGGATGCTATCGACACGGACCTAGAAAAGCCCCTTGCCAAGGGCACGCTGGGCCGCGACGAGTTCACCGCCAAGCCAGCGAAGGCAGCGAAAGCGCCGATCACCGCAGAAGACCGCAACAACGCGCTGCAAGCGTGGATGCGCGTCCAGGCTGGTAAAGGTCTCAAAAAACGGCATGAGGAAGCCTGCCAGCGGCTGAAGGTCAATCCGCAGCGGCGCCATATCGAGCTAGGCTTGCTGCCGCAGCCGGATTATCGCCGCTTTAAGCAAGTTCATCGCAACTGGGGGCCGACCCACAGCGAATTTGATGCGGGCCTTCAGGCGCGCGCCCTGGCTCTGCAACCGAATACGGCCGGCGGCTACACCGTACCGGAAGGCTTCGTGCAGAATCTCGAAATTGCCCTACTCCAATACGGCGGGATTCTCAATTTCGCCGATATTCTGCGGACGCCGACCGGCCAGGATTTGCCGTGGCCGACGGTCAATGATGCCACCGTCAAGGGCTCTCTGATCACTGAGAATACAACCGTCCAGCCGCTCGATACCGTTTTTGGCCAGGTCATCTTTCACGCCTACAAATACACGTCGAATCTCGTGCTGGTCCCGGCCGAATTGCTCGAAGATAGTGCTTTCAATTTGGCCGAAATCCTGGCCGGCTTGCTGGGGATTCGCCTCGGCCGCAAGTTCGCCGATGACTTTACCACGGGACTGGGCGCCAGCGGCCCGACCGGGCTCATTACCGCGCTACAGAATCTCGCCGCCGGCGCCGGCATTGGTGTAACTACCGCCAGTCCAACTGCCATCGCCGCCGACGAGCTCTACACGCTCAAACATTCGGTCGATCCGGCCTATCGGGCTTTGGAATCCACGGGCTGGATGATGCACGATCAAATTTTGCTTTACATCAAGAAGCTGAAAGATGGCGCCGGCCGCTATCTCTGGCAATCGAGTCTAGCGGGCTCGCGGCCCGATACGATCGACGGTCAGCCCATTCAAATCAATCAGTCGATGGCCAACGCCGTGACCAATAACGCGTTCACGATTGTCTACGGCGCTTCCGAGAAATTTAAGGTGCGCTGGGTGGCGCAACTGCGCATGCGCCGGCTCGTCGAACGCTATGCCGATGCCGACCAGGAAGGCTTCGTGGCCTTTATGCGCGCGGACTCCAATTTGCTCGACGCGGGCACCCATCCGCTCAAGATGATGCAACAACATAGTTAGCGGAGTGGACGAGTAGGAAATGCAAGTTCGGCTGTTGACTTCCCGGTGTGACCGGGGCTTTGAACAGAACGAAGGGGAAATCATCGAGGTTTCCCAGGCCGAGGGTTGCGAGCTGATCCGGGCGGGTCAGGCGGAACCCACCGGGCCAGAGGCTGCCGTTACCCTGCCGCCGGAAGCTGCCCTCCGCCCACGGCCTCCCAAGAGGAAATGATATGGCCCTTGCCAACATGCTCACTGATACCAAGATCGTCCGCGTGCTCAACGCCGTGGCCGCGGGTGTGACGCAGCAAACGACCACACCGGTAAACACCACGGGCTATGACGGCATCATGTTTGTCTGCCTGCTCAATACCGTGGTGTCCACCTGCGCTCTGTCCCTCCAGCTTCAGGACGCGGCCGCGCAGGGCGGGCCCTTTACCAATGTGACCGGCGCCCCGAACCCGAGCGCCATCGCGGGCGCGGCCAGCAGCAATCTGCTGCTAGCGGCGGATTGTGCGGTCAGTCCGCTGAAAGCGTGGGTGCAATGCCTGGTCAACCGCACGGTGGCCAATGCCACGCTCGATGGCGTGCTGGCCATTCTCTACCGGGCCAAACAAAAGCCGACGCCGCTCGATGCCACCATGCTGGCGGCGGCCTTCGGCGAGGCGCAGAGCTAACCAGAGGAGGGCCGGGCCATGCCTATCGGCCAAGACGGAACCTATGCGGGCCAATCGCGCCTTTACGAAAAGCAGCAACCGGCGGGCACGACGTTCAATGGCAACGCCGTTATTACCGAAGTGGTCGAGGACACGGGCTGCCTGACCAACCGCTTTGGTCTGAACGCCGTGAATGGCAAGGTTACCGGCGATCAGGCGCTGTTTACCATCGCCCAGGGCGGCGCCGCCAACATTTGCCAGATCACGATTCAGATGGCGGATAATGGCGGCCAGCCTATTGCCAACCAAGCTTTCGATCTTGATGTGATCCTGAGCGATGCCGCGAATGGCGTGGGTGTTACCGCGACGGGGCCCTCCGGCGGCCTGGCCGTGACCGGGGGCACGCAGCTCAATATTTATGTGGCCGGCAAGGCACTGTATGCGCAAGCGAATGCCAGTGGCCAGGTCATTATCACGATCACCGACACGGCCAAGACCGGCTATTACGTGATGGTCCAAGGGGCCGCGTTACCGTTCGCCTACGTCAGCCGGCAACTGCTCGCA